ATGCTGGGTGATTGTTTCCCTCCTGATTTTAAGGCTAATTTTAGTCGTGAAAGAGGTATATCACCCGGTGATGTATTGTATCTTCATTGTGATTTTACGACCCCACCTAAAGTAAAATATATGGTGGTTGTTTGCTGTGAACCTCTTTTAGTTCTTCTAATAAATTCAGATATAAATGAATTTATTAAGAGAAACAATGATCTTATGGCTTGTCAGGTCGAAATTAATAGAGAAGACCATGATTTTCTTAAATGGGACTCATTTGTTAATTGCATTGAGGCTCATGCTGCTTTCGATCTTGAAATTATTAAAGAGAAAATAGCCATCCAATATGGTGACGTGCTAAAAGGTCGCATTACAGATCATTGTATGAGACAAGTTCGATGTGCAGTTGAGATATCTAAAACTATGGTTAAACGGCATAAAAAACTGATACTCGCTGCTCTTCAACATTATGAATAAACCCATCTTTGGATGGGTTTATTCATATTCTATTTAAATGAGCCTTTGTTTATGGGTTCTGACCCTTTCCCACTCAGCACGCCCTTCTTCTCGCCTTTTGTCTATGTATTCCGCAAGATCCTGAATATTGATGCAACGTTTTGCTTTTTGTGATGTGCCGATGCGATATGTTGGAACGGGCAACTTACAAGCATTTGCTTTTGCCTCTGCCGTGGCTGGACTCATACCAAAGTACTTTTGGCTAACTGCTGAGAGTTCAATGTTTGGGGTATTGAATTCAGCCATCAGTAAAAACAAGGTGTTCATAATTTTCTCCATCAAAACCGGCTGCACCCGGGAAAATCATAATTCTGTGCTGGTGGCAGGAATTAATTTCTGCCAGATAGCGGAAACATATTTTGCCTGATGACGGGCATCAGCCAGGGCGTTGTGCCGTTCGCCATCGAAAGGCATGTCCATTTTGGGGTCGAATCCGATGGAACGCCCAAGCGTAACGATCGTGCGTACATCGTGGTCATTCCAGTATGCCCACGGGCAGATTTGTCCTGCTCGCTCATAAGCTCCACGTAAAATTACGTTGTCGAAGGTGGCTCCGTTACCCCAGACTTTTAAATATTTCGTATTGTCTGCGTGCCGGTTAATGAAATGATTTAGTTCTGAGAGAGCATCGCTGATCGACAAAGTATCATCAATACAGATTGCAGCTCGTGCTTCAGGGCTTTGTTTCAACCACCACAGGATGGTATCGCCGTCAGGTGTAGCTCCTTGCACCATAGCACTTTCCAGGCTAACAACCGTATAGAATTCTTGTCCGATGTCTCCGGTTTCTGGAGTGAAGAACACCGCGCCAATGGAAACGATCGGTGCATCCTTATTTTTCCCCATCGTCTCAAGGTCGATCATTAAGTTGTTCATCACTTCACCTCCTGCGGCGGTTCCGGTAGCGGCATCCAGTGAGTTGCTTGCTCAATACCATTACCCGGCTTAATCGTTGCATCTCCGCGCCGAAAGGTGCTTCCGGTATAGCGTGCGGAGCATATTAGCGGTTCAACCAGAGAGCTATCGAAATTCACCGAAATAAGCACGTTCTGGCCCTTTTCAGGCATTCGATCACTACAGCTTATCCAACTATCCGGAGTTCCCGGAGAGTTGCCATTTACATCGAAGTTTGGCTCTGCGTCCTGAACCAAGAGGATGTAACCATTCTTGGCTGTATCAAGTTCTAACGCTTCGGTGACGGTGCCGAAATAGCGATTACCTAAATCAGCATCACAAGTGCTTATATCAATGGAAACTTCCATGCCTTCGATTAATTCTGGCAAGTTGTAAGTTTGGCTTACAGGTTGGCTACCCTGAAGCATGGCGGCGCGGTGACACCAGATAATCCAGCCAAGTGCCATATCCCATGCCATGTATTCTCTATCGCCATTTTTTGCCCTACGGCGATCTACAGATTCCCCGAAACGCTTCTCTATAAATAATTCATAGGCTGCTCGTTCATCCGATACTGCTGCCAGTGATGCCAGTGCAATTTTTAATGCGGTAAGCATGTTGTTTTGATCTTCATCGAGTCCGAACGGTATTTCATCCCGTGCTGACTCAATGCTGGTAATCGTGTTCTGTAACCATTCTTTGGTAAGAGTATTCATAACTATTTCACCTTAATCTCAACATTTCGCAGCTTTAGCTCTACTGGCAAGTCTGACTTTCCTGTTAATGCTAATGCGAGATTTTCAGGAGTAATGAGAGCAGTTATTGTTTTCCCCATCGCCAGACGAATAATCATTCGTATCTCGCGATCGTCACATGCTCCCGGTCGAACAATTGATATTTGTCCGTTCATCTCACTCTCCTTTGATGCGAATGCCTGCGGCGCGTGGCACATTAACTTCCACGATGCGCACATTTGGTTTGTACATCTCAATCGCTGTCAGCCAGTCAGCGCCGGTCATATGCTTTTCTGCATCGCCATTAGTCCATTGAACCGGCACACCAATAGCTTTCATCGCAATTTCTATTTCCCCGGCAATGGCGCTTTTCCCGCAACCAGTAAAACCAGAGACAACGACAAGAACTTCGCCTTTGGCTGGTTTTATTTCCCGTGCTTCCAGTTCAGCAATACGCTTACTCCCATCCGAGATAACACCTTCGTAATACTCACGCTGCTCGTTGAGTTTTGATTTTGCTGCCTCCAGTTCGTCCAGTAGTGCAATCACATCAGGGTCACTGTCATCAACTACTGTTACGCGTGATTTTTCATAATGCTCGTCGGCAAGTGTGCGACCAATTTTGAAATCTCCATCACCACCATAACTGGAGCAGGCATAAGTGACATGTGCTCCAGATATACGCTGTATTGACATTTCCTCGCCACAAACAGAGCATTCAGGTACTGGCTTAGGTGAATAACGTTCCCGTAGCGCCTGATAATCAATCTCGCTCACTGGTTGCCCTCCTTCATAAAAATAATCCAGTGGGTCTTGTCACCCTTTCCTGTTCGTTGACCGATAACAGGCTTTCTGTCGGTCAGTGCCAATATCTGGCGAACAGGTATTTGCGTTTCATTCCATTTAAAAATCAGAACGCCGTATGGCCACAACACACGAAAGGCTTCTTTGAATCCTTGCCGTAAATCATCACGCCGGGTATCTTTATTCAGCCGTCCATATTTCTTTCCCATCCAGGCGTTATCACCAACACGCTCAAGATGCGGAGGGTCGAATACAACCATCGAAAAGGATGCGTCTGCAAATGGTAGTGCACGAAAATCAGCTATCAGGTCAGGACTGATAATCAGGCGTCGTCCATCACACAATGTGTGCTCTTCCTTTCTGATATCGCTAAATATCGCCCGGTCGTCATTCTTATCGAACCAGAACATGCGACTGCCACAGCACATGTCGAGGATTGCTGCATGTCCAGTCACTGGCTGCCTCCTTTGCGAAGCCGTTCCGCCCATTCTTCAAGGGATTTCTCTGCATATTCACCGGACAGGCCATCAATCGGGTGCGGTTCATTAGCCAACTCTTCTTTCGCTGACAGAATCATGCGCGTAACGTCGAAAACTTCACGTAAAGACTTATTGATAAATCCGTGGTTGAAAGCAGCAGCAAGACGGCTTGCGGTATAGTTAATCCCCTCGTTGCGCGCCTCCGCACGTATTTCAGCCAGGAAAGCGTCGGTGGCTGGCATATTTCCTGTTGCCTTCATGGCCTCCAAAATAACCAGAACGCCATCTCGCCCAACCTCCTCAGCGATAACCTCGGTGTTGTCGCCAACAACATCGCAGAATGCCTGAACCGCCTTACGAGCCAGTTCATTCTCCGCCGCAAGCGCCGAAATCTTAGCCTCCGCTTCAGCAAATTTACGCACCAGATACTCAGCATTTGTTTCATTCACTTTCAGATCTCGCGGTACACATTTCCCGCGAAGAAACCCTTCCATTTCGAAAACATTCATGCGCATTTGCGTAACTCCGATAACTCGTTAAAACGTTCCATAAACATCCCATAGGCATGGACTGGCGACAGTGGAATAACTTTGAACATCTCTGTTGCCGGGATACCTTCCAGAACAGGCCAGAAAGAGCCATCATCAAGCCCGAGATCACGGCGTTCGGTTGCCAGCATAATGAGATCGGCATATTTCACTGGCGTGCTCATAACAGGAGGTAACCCGTATTTCTCACGGATTACGGCGTCTATTTTTTCTTCCATCCGTTTATAGTCAGGAAGAAGTCGTTTCAGTGGCGCGGGGATGTCCTGGCAATATGCTTCTGTTGCATCATGCATTAACGCTTCAAAAGCAAATTCCTGCGGCACCAGCTGGCTGCAAAGCACCGCATGCTGGGCGACACTGTAGAAGTGTGAAAGATGTCCTGCAAAGCGACAGATATTTGAAAGGGAAACTGCGATATCGTTAATCACGATGTCGTCTTTATTTATCTTGTCATAATAAAAATGCTTCCCGGAAAAAGTTTTAATAAATGACATTTCGTTCTCCACTTTATATGCGCTGCACCGCGCTGAATTCTGCTAAAAGGAAGCTCTCACCATCCGGTGATTATTGAGTTAATTACGTTTCCATAAATGCCCCCGCAGGGGCATTTGCAGTAATGAAATCAGGCGGTGAAAGTACCAATAAAGGTTTCTACTTTGCTGTCTTTGAATTTCTCAACAAGCAGATCACGAAATTCGTTAGCCATTTCTTCCTGCATCGCTTCCAGCTGAATAATGCGAAGAACCAGTACAGGACGATCGCCAGTGATAATGCTGAGGCGTAATTTAAACGGACGTTCTTTCAGGCCTTCAAACGGAACGCATTTAAATTCAAATGCCACTGGCATAATGTCTTTGGTTTTCGCTTCGACAGACTCCATCAGAGAGCGTTTGCCGCTGAAGTCATTGTCTTCAAAATCAGCGGTCTGGTTTGCTTCAATTGTGATTTTACGGACTGCCGCAGCCGCTTTGGTTGCCTGAATGGTGTCACCATTAGCATCAAAGCCCACAAGGTAGTCGGCCCAGTCTTCAATCCATTCTGCCAGTGACTTCTGGGAGTTACGCTCGCCATTAACAGACAACAGAGCAGAAAACGGTGCTGTCTTTTTCAGTTTGAGGGTGGCGGTGTTATCTGCGTGACCTGGTTCATCAATAGTACCCAGGTTAAGCACACTGACGGCACGCATATTATCGGCATCGATAAAGCAGCGGGTGCCTTCATCTGCAAGATCTTTAGAATAACGGGTAAAGTCATCGATGCTGGCAGTGGAAAGCGCACCACGGAAACGGAAGCGATTTAAATTAAATTTTTCCAGATCATGAATGCGGAAATTCTCAGGCAATGCCACTGCATCGGCACCAATCTTACTGATAATTTCATTAACACCCTGAGCAGAAATAAGGGCATGGATTTGATTAATTGCGGTTGCGTCTAAGTTCTGAGACATAATAAGTCCTCACTATATAAAGATATTCAGTGATGAGATAAATAATCAGTTTATTAATAACGATATTAATGACCTGCTGCGCGTAGTTTTCCGTCAGGCTCACCGGCAAGAGTCAGTAATTGTCCCTGGTCTTCCTGCAGAATAGTCAGGCGACCACCGCGATTGACATACATCGGCGTTTCGGTGGTGTCTTCTTCGGAAATTTTCCCGCGGTTAGTCGGGCGAACATATGAGAGTTTGTGTTTGATTTTCACACGGTTCTCATCAAATGGTTCGATTTCCAGGTTGAGTGAGACCTTACCTTTGGTTTTCGTGTTCATCACACCGGAAGCGACTTCACTGAGAACTGCGCCGATTTTGGTTTCAAATACGCCGCCGTCCAGCTCCCCGATAAATGCCTGCACATCAGTACTGCGTTCGCTAGCCATTTTGCTGCTCCTCATCATATCGACCCTGCAAGGTCGGTTGGTTTCTCCACAAAACAGAGAAGAACACTTGCGGTGGCAGCCGCCCGGATGGATTGGGTTATCAGCTCGTCGTCCGGTGATGCTCTTCTCTGTTTTGTAAAAAGAGCGGTACCAGCCGGAAGCAAGTGTACAAACTGGTACCGCCAAAGCAGTGGCTGTTGTGGTGACCGGTGCTGATCTCCGGCATGCGGTTATTTCAGACTCTCACGGGCATTTAATTGCCCCGCCGAACAGCTCTTTTCCGCAATAGCTGCAATGTCTTTCGCGCATCAGCCTGCGCATTCACCACAACTCTAAAAACAAATGTAGGATATCCAACATGTGGGTGTCAAGAGTTTATGTTGGTTATCCTACATAAAAAGATAGGCTCATAAAAAAAACCGGGGATACCCCGGTTTTGCGATAGTGAGGAAGATGTGTCAAAAATCCATTATTACTTGTTTGACAAGACCAACTATTCTGCAGTTCTCACCGCATTCAATAGTTTTATAGTTAGGATTTAGTGGGACGAGATACCTGTTCGGCCAGTCCTCAACAAATTTTTTGAGTGTCGCTTCTTGCCCACCATTGATATGGGCAACAACGATTTTTCCGTTAATACACTCTGTATCAATAATATCTGGCTCTACGATAACGATAGAACCTTCTGGTATCGATGGTGAGCCGAGGGGATTGGTCATTGAATCACCACGGACCCGTAGTGCAAATGCCATTTCTGATACAAGGGCGGTAGTATAAACCCACTCTTCAGCATCTTCTTTCCTGACACCAGGCTCCGTCATTGTCCATGAACCCGCCTGAACCCACGAGATAAGGGGGACTTTTTTAACTGCGAATATTTCAGGTTTTAGATTTATCTTTGGTTCAGGCGAGCCTTTTCCGCTAACAAGCCACAGAGGATCGCATTTAAGTGCGTTGGCTAGGGCTTGAAGGTTGGCTCCATTTGGTTGGTAGTCGTCCTTTTCCCATCCAGTAACCGTGACGCGGTTCACACCAGTCAAATCAGCCAGTGCTTGTTGTGTCAGGTTCAGTTCTTTTCGCCTTTGGCGAATACGATCACTCATGTTCATCATGTAGGCAATCCTACCACATGCCCATGTAGGATTCTTGACATTGGTATGTTGGATATCCTACATTTCTGCTTAACGTAATTTAACGGGAGGCAGAAATGCGGAAATCCGACGTGATTAATTATTTCGGCGGAGTTTGTAAAACCGCCGAAGCCCTAGGTATTAAGCATCCGTCTGTTTCAGAGTGGCCTGAGATTATTCCTGAAGGCCGAGCGTACCAGTTAGAAAAAATTACTAACGGGAAACTGAAAGTTGACGTGTCTTTATATCAAAAGACTAACAGTGCTGCGGCATAAAAACACCACAGAAATGAGGAATTAACCGTGGGTAAAGAACCTGAATGGAAAGTTGATAAACAGCCAGCATGGCTGGTGGCAGCAATACGAAGAACGATTGCTGATTTACCTCATGGTTATGAGGAAGCAGCAGAAATTCTTGGTTTGTATAAATCTGATGATATCACCCCAGCAAAAGATCAATTGCATAACAGACTGCGTAGCGGTGGGGATCAAATTTTTCCACTTGAGTGGGCCATGGTTTTACAGGATGCCAGTGGTACCAGGCATGTAACGGATGCAATAGCCCGTCGTAGTAATGGGGTGTTTGTGCCGCTGGTGGTCATTGATGACATTGACAATGGTGACATTAATCAGCGGCTGATGGAGTCAATAGAATGGATTGGCAAGCATTCCCAGTACTTACGCAAGGCAACTGCTGATGGAGTTATTGACCAGGCTGAGCGTGAGCAAATCGAAGAGAACAGCTACCAAGTAATGGCGAAGTGGCAGGAGCATTTAACACTGTTATTTCGTGTTTTTTGTGCGCCGGAAAAGAGTAACGCCCGCGAGTGTGCAGCTCCGGGCGTCGTGGCGTCGATTGCTTCTGGTTGTGGAGAAACTAACGCATGAACAGTTTAACAACACACTACCGTCGCTCGCAACTGATTGCGCTTCCTGTACCGGGTGGAAAAGCGAAGGTGGAGTATTGCTATGCAGTAAATGTACCAGGTGGCAGGGTAATTGTAACCCACAGCTTTGCAGAGTGGGCTGTGGGTGATTTCAACCGGCAGAAGGAGACAGTCCTTTGCGACAAGTTAACCGCTGGTTCAAAGATCACTACGGAGTGCCCGTCAGAGTCATTCGTTGGGAGCCGGAAACACAACGGGTTATCTACCTCCGCGAAGGTTATGAGCATGAATGCTTCAGTCCGCTCGAACAGTTTCGTCGTAAATTCAGGGAAATAGAGGTCGGTCATGAGCACTAAATTAACCGGCTATGTATGGGATGGTTGCGCTGCATCAGGCATGAAGTTATCCAGCGTGGCAATTATGGCCCGCCTGGCTGATTTCAGTAATGACGAAGGTGTGTGCTGGCCATCAATTGAAACCATTGCCCGTCAGATTGGCGCGGGGATGAGTACCGTCAGAACGGCTATCGCACGGCTGGAAGCAGAAGGCTGGTTAACGCGTAAGGCGCGTCGCCAGGGTAACCGCAATGCGTCGAATGTTTATCAGCTTAACGTTGCGAAGCTTCAGGCAGCGGCATTTTCTCAACTGTCAGATTCTGACCCGTCAAAATCTGACGCATCAAAATCTGACCCGTCAAAATTTGATGCGTCGAAATCTGGCAAAAAAGCGGGTTTTCACCCGTCAGAATCTGGCGGGGATCCGTCAGTAAAATCAAAACATGATCCGTCAGATAAAAAACCTTCTCGTCCGGACGCTTCGCAACCGGACACGCAGACGGCTGAACAGGAGTTTTTAACTCGCCATCCTGATGCGGTTGTATTCAGTCCTAAAAAGCGCCAGTGGGGAACGCAGGATGATTTGACCTGCGCACAGTGGCTCTGGAAAAAAATCATCGCTCTGTACGAGCAGGCCGCTGAATGTGACGGCGAAGTGGTACGTCCTAAAGAACCGAACTGGACAGCCTGGGCAAACGAAATTCGCCTGATGTGTGTACAGGATGGGCGTACTCACAAACAAATCTGCGAGATGTACAGCCGCGTCAGCCGCGATCCGTTCTGGTGCCGTAACGTGCTCAGCCCGTCGAAGCTGCGGGAAAAATGGGATGAGCTTTCCCTGCGCTTATCGCCGTCCGTCAGCACGTACACAGAAAAACGCGAAGATCCGTACTTCAAAGCCAGTTACGACAATGTGGACTACAGCCAGATCCCGGCAGGATTCAGGGGGTGATTATGAGTCTTTTGAATGAAGTTCAGAAATTCATTGAAGCCCATCCGGGGTGTACTTCCGGAGACATTGCGGATGCTTTGGCAGGTTACTCACGGCAGCGCGTTCTGCAGTCAGCAAGCAAGTTACGTCAGAGTGGGCGTGTGGCTCACCGTTGTGAAGGAGATACACGCAGACATTTCCCACGCCTGACTGAGAGAGCGCAGGAGCCGGAACCACAACCAGTTCGTGAAACCAGACCTGTGCGCAATTTCTATGTCGGCACTAACGATCCCCGGGTGATTTTGTGCCTGACCCGCCAGGCTGAAGAACTGGAGTCAAGGGGCTTATACCGTCGTGCTGCAACGGTGTGGATGGCGGCATTCCGTGAAAGCCACTCCCAGCCAGAACGAAACAATTTTCTGGCGCGTCGTGAGCAGTGTTTACGGAAAAGCAGCAAGCGTGCTGTATCGGGTGATGAGTGGTATCTGTCAGGGAATTACGTGGGGGCTTAATGAGTAATAAATATTGCCAGGAGCTGGTGGAACTGCGGAACAAACCAGCCCATGAACTGAAGGAAGTGGGCGATCAGTGGCGCACGCCGGACAACATTTTCTGGGGAATTAACACCCTGTTTGGCCCGTTTGTTCTGGATCTGTTCACTGACGGTGATAACGCCAAATGTGCTGCGTATTACACGGCGGAAGACAACGCGCTGGCGCATGACTGGTCAGAACGTCTTGCGGAGCTTAAAGGTGCTGCCTTTGGTAATCCCCCATACAGCCGCGCCAGTCAGCATGAGGGGCAATACATCACTGGCATGCGTTACATCATGAAGCATGCCAGTGCCATGCGTGATAAGGGCGGGCGCTATGTTTTCCTGATCAAAGCTGCCACCAGCGAAGTGTGGTGGCCGGAAGATGCGGACCATATTGCTTTTATTCGCGGGCGTATTGGTTTTGAACTGCCTGTCTGGTTTATCCCGAAAGACGAGAAGCAGGTACCGACAGGCGCTTTCTTCGCTGGTGCTATTGCTGTTTTCGACAAGACCTGGAAGGGACCGGCAATCAGCTACATCGGGCGCGATGAACTTGAGGCATGTGGTGAGGCGTTTTTGGCGCAGGTTCGCCAGCAGGCAGAAAAACTTGTCAGGGAGATGGCGGCATGACGACGTTAACTCAATGCCAGCAGCAGGTGCTGGATATGCTGATTTCTTACCAGCAAGAGCGTGGCTTTCCGCCAACCAATCAGGAGGTGGCAACCATGCTGGGATACCGTTCAGTGAATGCAGCGGTGGAGCATCTTCGCGCACTGGAGAAAAAAGGCGTCATCACGATAAAGCGTGGCGTGGCCCGGGGGATCACGCTTCATACCGCAGTGAAGGACGACGACAGCGAAGCGGTCGGTATCATCCGCGCACTGCTTGCCGGTGAGGAGAACGCTAGGTTGCGTGCAGCCCACTGGTTACATGAGAGGGGCCTGAAAGTATGAAGTTGATCCTTCCTTTCCCGCCCAGTGTGAACACGTACTGGCGACACCCCAACAAAGGGGCATTTGCTGGTAAGAGCCTGATAAGCGAGGTGGGGCGAAAATTTCAGAGCGCGGCGTGCGCAGCAATAGTTGAGCAGTTACGTCGTCTGCCGAAACCAACGTCGGCACCTGCTTCAGTGGAGATCGTGTTGTTTCCGCCGGATAACCGGATCCGTGATCTGGACAACTATAACAAGGCGCTGTTTGACGCCCTGACCCACGCGGGTGTGTGGGAAGACGACAGACAGGTGAAAAGAATGCTGGTGGAGTGGGGACCGGTTATCCCGAAAGGGAAGGTCGAGATCACTATCAGTAAGTACGAGAAAACGGCGGGTGCAGCCGCCTGATTAAGAGGAGAAACGAAGTATGAATAATCTGATGGTCATTGATGGTATTGAAGTTCGTCGTGATGCTTATGGGCGTTACAGCCTGAACGATCTGCATCGCGCAGCAGTAGCATCTGGTGCAAATGCCAGAACCAAGGAGCCAGGAAAGTTTCTTTCCAGCCAACAAACTGTTGAGCTTGTTCATGAATTGACCAACACCCAGAATTTGGGTGTTGACCCGGTGAGTGTGATTCATGGGGGAAATGAACGGGGAACGTATGTCTGCAAGGAACTGGTGTATGCCTATGCAATGTGGATCAGCCCGTCATTCCATCTGAAGGTGATCCGTACTTTCGATATGGTAACCAGCGCACCGGAAAAATTATCCGGGCAGGCTGCTGACAAGATGCAGGCTGGTGTGATTCTGCTGGACTTTATGCGCAGGGAGTTAAACCTGTCTAACTCATCAGTGCTTGGTGCCTGTCAGAAACTCCAGGAGGCTGTTGGCTTACCGAATCTGGCACCGCGCTATGCTATTGATGCTCCTGCTGACGCGCCTGATGGCTCAAGTCGCCCCACGCTGTCGCTGAGTGCACTGCTGAAACAGTATGGTATCCGCCTTACGGCTAATCAGGCATATCACCAGATGGTGAAGCTGGGGATCGTCGAGCAGCGCGAACGATACAGCCGTACCGCGATTAACAACATCAAAAAATTCTGGTCGCTGACAGCGAAAGGCTGCATGTTCGGCAAGAACATCACCAGTCCCGCAAATCCGCGCGAGACGCAGCCGCATTTCTTCGAATCCCGATTCCCTGAGCTGTTAAAGCTGCTCGATACCGTTCATTGAGGTGACTGTGAGAGCACTACTGACCCCTGAAATTGCCCCGCGTATGGGGATCGTATTGTTCAGACCTGGTTCAGAGCTGATGCCCCTGTTTATGCAGGGGCGTGTCCTGCTGGAGCCTGAGCCGGAACGTTATTCATCTTTTGCCAGTGGTGCCGTTCCGGCGGCATCACAACCGCTGGCGGATGATCCTGTCGTTCGGGCCGTGTTCCGCAATGAGGCAGTGATCCGTCGTGCTGGTGGCGTGGAATGTCTTGAAAGCTGGTTACTTCGTGAAAAGGGCTGTCAGTGGCCTCATTCCGACTGGTACAGCGAGAACATTACCACAATGCGACACGCTCCGGGCGCAATCCGTCTGTGCTGGCACTGCGATAACCAGCTGCGCGATCAGTTCACGGAACGGCTGGAATCAATGGCAACGGATAACTGTGCCCGCTGGGTGTTGTCTGTTGTGCGTCGGGATCTCGGTTTTGATGATAGTCACGTTGTGACAATGCCGGAACTGTGCTGGTGGCTGATTCGTCATGATCTGGCGGATGCCTTACCGGAAAGTGCAGCCCGTAAGGCACTGAGATTACCAAAGCCTGTTGTGCCGTCTGTCACCCGGGAAAGTGACCTTGTGCCTTCGGTTCCTGCCACCAGCATCATCCAGGATAAGGCAAAAAAGGTGCTGGCGCTGAAAGTGGATCCGGAGTCGCCGGAGTCTTTTATGTTACGCCCAAAACGTCGCCGCTGGGTTAATGAAAAGTACACGCGCTGGGTTAAGACGCAGCCGTGTGCATGTTGTGGAAAGCCTGCTGATGATCCCCACCACCTGATAGGTCACGGTCAGGGTGGAATGGCTACAAAAGCGCATGACCTCTTTGTGTTGCCTTTGTGCAGAAAGCATCACGACGAGCTGCATGCGGATACCGTGGCATTTGAAGAGAAGTATGGCTCCCAGCTGGAGCTGATATTTCGTTTTATCGATCGTGCGCTGGCAATAGGCGTGCTGGCCTGATTTTGTGGAGAAAGTTGATGCGTGATATTCAAATGGTTCTTGAACGTTGGGGGGCATGGGTGGCAAATAATCACGAGGATGTGGAATGGTCATCTGTTGCTGCAGGTTTTAAGGGATTAATTCCTTCGAAAGTAAAATCCCGCCCGCAATGTAGCGATGACGATGGCCTGATCATTAGCTCTGCGATGACAGTTCTTAAGAAAAAGGAACCGTATCAATACGAATTACTGGAAATGTATTATGTGTATGGGGTTACATTACGGGCGTTGGGGGTAAAACTGGGGATATCACTTAATCAGGTTGTTATCAGACTGCAGAAAGCTGAAGGGTTTATTGACGGTTGTCTGGCAATGTTGGGGGTATCTTTAGAAATTGATTGTTACATATAGTAATAAATTCAATCAAAGTAAATAATCATATTTTATTATAACCTCCTGATGATACCTGTTCATTGGGAGGTTATTATGGATAAAAATGTAGAGCATGTATTAGTTGATGCAATTGAAAATAAGCAATCTTTAACAGTCGTTTACTTAGGAGGGAGCCAGCCCGGAACATTAAGGAATATTTCTCCGATTAGTATAAATGGGGATAAATTGCGGGCAAGATGCCATAGTTCTGGAGCAGTAAAGGTTTTCAATCTTGGGAAAATACAGTTACCCAGTGACTCCTGCGCGGTATCTATGCACTATGGAGATTTAGAAGTTAAAGCTTATGAGACGATGCAGAGCGTAAATGACAACTTTCATGCCCTTTATCCTGAAGGACGATGGGGTGTTGATTTTAATGAGCATCGCTTTGCTTTATTTGATTTTTTTAAAAACGGGAAACGAAAAAAAACGGCATTTATGGCAATTGAGTTCAGGGAAAGAGATGAAGAGAAAATAATAACAGGTGTAACAATTGATATTGGTATATCTGGAACAGTGATTTCTGAGAAGTCCCGAATCCCAAAAAGACGACCATGGGTAGTGGTTGGTCCCGAACACGGAGAATACAGTACTTATTCAACTTTGGACAAGGCTGCTACAGCGTTTTTTGAGAGGCTATCGTTGATAGCATCCGGCCTGGAAGATAATTGATTTTATGTTTGGTATTCAGAGTTCGCCGTGCTTAAGAAAGTCAAGATTCTAAAAATACTGAATGAGCTACTTGTGTTATAACAAAAATGCTATTAGTGTGTTAAGAGTGGTTACTTCGCCACACAACTTAAACCCGCCACTGAGCGGGTTTTTTGTACCTGTAAACTTGGTGCAGTACAGTAAACACGCTGGTGGTCGTGAATACTGACTTTTTATCTTGCTGGCTTTTTAGACAAGAGTTATTGGTATGTTATGTTAACCAGAAGGGAAAAAGACATGCTAAAACAGCAAGATATGACAGAAACCGCCGCCGCAGTCCTTCATTTCTTACCTGCTGACAAGTGGGTAACGCCACGCATGATGACGAGAACTACCGGAGTAAGCGAAGCCCGGTGCCAGTTAATACTGACTCAGTTAGTTCTGGCGGGTCTGGCGAAGGATAACGGCGGGTACGGGAATAAATTCAGACGCTGCCAGTAATGGCGGTTTCCTGCTGTGAAAATGGGCGGCTGGTGGGTGTTGGTAGCACCTGCCAGCCATTCGCTCATGCTTACTGGTCACAAGCGAACCACGGCCCACTGCTTTAGCGCAAAAGCAGAGTGAGCCTACCAGAGTTACGCTTACTGATCCATGAAAAATACTGTAAAAATAAACAGTGTTGGTTTAATCAACGCTGATTGCCTGCATTTTATTCAGTCCCTGCCTGATGATTCCATTGACCTGATTGTTACCGATCCGCCGTACTTCAAGGTGAAACCCAACGGTTGGGACAATCAGTGGAAAGGGGACGAAGATTACCTTAAGTGGCTGGACCACTGTCTGGCCCAGTTCTGGCGGGTGTTAAAACCTGCCGGAAGCCTTTACCTGTTCTGTGGGCATCGTCTGGCATCTGATATTGAGATCATGATGCGTGAACGTTTCAACGTGCTTAACCATATCATCTGGGCGAAGCCGTCCGGACGTTGGAATGGGTGTAATAAAGAAAGTCTGCGCGCATATTTTCCTGCCACAGAGCGCGTTCTGTTTGCTGAACATTACCAGGGGCCATATCGCGGCAAAAGTGACGGCTATGCAGCAAAAGAAAGGGAACTCAAACAGCACATAATGGCACCGCTGATATCGTATTTCAGGGATGCTCGTGCCGAACTGGGTATAACGGCAAAACAAATTGCCGAAGCCACAGGTAAGAAAAATATGGTTTCCCACTGGTTTGGTGCCAGTCAGTGGCAGTTGCCGAATGAGGCTGACTATCGGAAGTTACAGGCACTGTTTTCCCGTATAGCGGCAGAGAAGTTTCAGGAACAACAACTGGAACAACCACACCACCAGCTGGTGGCATCTTATGATTCACTGAATCGCAAATATTCTGAATTGCTGGATGAGTTTAAATCTCTCCGGCGCTATTTCTCCGTATCAGTCTCCGTGCCTTATACCGATGTCTGGATGCATAAACCCGTTCAGTTCTACCCGGGGAAACATCCGTGTGAGAAACCGGCGGATATGCTCAGGCAAATAATCAATGCCAGTAGTCGACCAGGTGATCTGGTTGCTGATTTTTTTATGGGATCCGGTTCCACAATAAAAGCAGCAATGGCGCTGGGGCGTCGGGCCTTAGGTGTTGAGCTTGAGTCAGAGCGGTTTAACCAGACAGTGAAAGAGATAAACGAGCTGGTGGGGAAATAATCTGGTGGCCACGTCAGGTGGCCTTTTTATTTCCATTACACAGCACCCGCATCTGCGAGGTGGGGTTATGAAATCCATGGATAAGTTAACAACGGGTGTCGCCTATGGCACCTCAGCAGGTAGTGCCGGGTACTGGTTTTTACAGCTGCTCGATAAAGTCACGCCCTCACAGTGGGCGGCAATAGGTGTGCTGGGTAGTCTGGTATTTGGCTTGCTGACGTATCTGACAAACCTTTATTTCAAGATTAAAGAAGACAAGCGTAAGGCTGCACGGGGAGATTAATTCAATGACTCAAAACTATGAACTGATTGTGAAAGGGATCCGCAATTTTGAGAATAAAGTTACGGTAACTTTAGCGTTACGGGACAAAAAACGCTTTGACGGTGAAATTTTTGACCTGGACATCTCGCTGGACCGTGTTGAAGGTGCCGCGCTGGAGTTTTATGAGGCAGCAGCCAGAAGGAGCATCAGACAGGTCTTCCTGGATGTT